GTGATAAATACCGCTGGAGCAACAACTTCTGTCTTAACACCGTTCTCGTCTACTACTGTGCAGGATCCCTTAAGTGCGATCGTAATATGTTCGGACTTGTGAACCTTGGTTACGATAGCTGTGTCAGCATCAACAAAAATACGACGCCCGTACAGGTCGGGCGTATGGTAATGCTCAAGTGGGGGATCTACTTGTTTAAGCTCCCCAGAATCAATAGCCTCAGCCATGGTAGCCTTAAATTCAGATAACGTAACTCTAGGTTTTTGAACAGCATTCATAGGCTGATGCTACCATTTATAAGGGGTCAGTACAAAGGTCAAACCGTTGCTCCTGTGGCGTCTACCCAGTTACCGTCGTACCACCAAATAGGTATACCCAAGGTGGTGTCAAAATAAAAAAGACCGTTACGTAATCCATTAGTAGGACGGTCTTCTGTGATACCTGAAGAAGGTATCTGTACGCCAAGGGTAAAGTTGTCTATCTGGTTGAAGTACAGCCTTAAAGCATTCAACAACTGATCCAGATACGCTTGGCTATAGGCAACCGGAGCGATCAGAAGGTTAGGAGCCTTTGTATTCCTAAGCGCAGTATTCTTAACTTGGGTCATGGCTACCTTCTACCGTCAGGTCTGATGTCGATACGAGGACTACCAAGCTGCCAAGCCACACCTATATCTGTTGACTCAATCCGGAAGCTCATCTGACGACCACGAAGACGGGTATACACCTGCCCATCAAACTGCTGCACCGTGTACTGAGGTATGCGGCTGTAATTCTGAGAGCTTGCGACCGTTGGATTATCGGCTGGCCCATACGGAGTACCCGAGTTCTGTCTTGGCTTTACCGTCATGGTTACAGACGGTTGGTTAACAGAAGATCCGTTGAAGTTTACGTCAGGCAAGATACGCCATACGAACCCGAAGTTATGCCCATCACCAATGTCAAAATCAGAAGATTGAACATATGCATTGATAGGTAGAGCGGTTGACGTAGAGTTATCGTCATTACCATTTTCGTGATACAGGAGTCTACCGTTGTAGTCCGCAGCGATTGGGTAGGGTTGCGTACCAGATTGAATCCAAGCTGATCGATTAATAGTCCCGTAGTACCATACACGGTCGAGGTAATTGTAAACAACATACCTGTCGATAGTAGTACCCTCACCACTAATACTTACGTAGAACCACCAGACTTCATTGAAAGCGTTGTTGGTTCCGCAAACAACTTGGTAGGCTTGGTCTAGGTTAATGTCAGCAAAAATATACTGACGCAAGGCACAAGGGAGAACTTCGACACGACCTGAATACATGTAGAAACGGTCACGCCCCATCCAGAATGTAACGTTGTTACACGTAATCATACTGTTAGGAGACATCACGGAGATGTTGTCCATGATGATCTGGAAGCCCCATACGTAAGGAGACCCCACGTACTGCATGGAATAAAGGCACGAATCAGTCCACACCAAGATTTCTTGGCGAGTCGTTTGAGCCGCCATGATGTAGGAACCGTTAGTCAGCTGGTACTCACCAGACTGATTGGTGATCTGCGGTACCCATTGGTATGGGTTAGCCTGATCTGACCATCTGACCAGAAGAGGGTTAAAGTCAGTAGCTGGATCATTTGGGACATAGTTGTTAGACCCAAACGCAATCACGAACTCCTGAATAGAAGACGCGATAACTTGGTACGTTGCGACCGGGGCAAAGTCCCCAGCGTAGGAGAAAGCATAAGTTCCAGAGCTAGGGGCAGTAGTAGTAGTCGCTGCAAGAGTGGTAGCATCTACGATCGGTACCGTAGTACTTCCGGTTACATAGGATGGGCTAACCATAGTGTTAGCGGGAATACCTGCCCCAGTGATCCGCATGTACGGATAAATAAACTGAGAATTAGGCGACGTAACGGTGATTGAAGTGACGCCCGATAGGAATGTACAGCTATCCGTAAGAGACGTAGCAGCGTTGGCTAAATCTATTAGTGATTGTGCTCTTACGGCAATAGTCAAATCATCCTGCCAATAATAGATTGGGCCGCCACGGGGGGCTAAAACTAGGTTAGCTCCGAAGTTATCACTAGACCAAAGTCGAATTTGTTCTCCAAGGGAACTACTCGCATTGTAAGGAGTGCCCCATCCATGGGCCCAAGGATCAGAAGCGGAACCAGCATTCCAAGGACCAGCGCCCCAACCAAGTCCGGGGCTGAATACGGCAAGTCCTACCGGATATTCATACTGAATAGTGGTAGCGCCGCCACCGGTGGCGGCAGAAGTAGCTGCCGTAGTAGCTACGATCGTATATGTAGTAGCGGATATAATGCTTTGGATTTGATAATTGCCAGAAATAGATATGCCTCCAACAGTGGAAGCACTAACTATGTCTACAAAATCGCCTTTAGAAGGAGAATAAGAAGCATCAAGTACACTTACGGTCAACGCGCCTACAGGAGTACCCAATGCGTGATTAGCTGCGGTAGTACCATTGTATCCTCGTACTAATCCGGTCAAATTATTACCGTTAATCCCGGTGTAAAGTATCTGCTCAGAATTAAGTAAGACGACGCCACCTATAGTAGGAAATGACGATGCATTAGTAAGCGATAGCGTAGTGCCCGTAGTAGACAGTGAGTTGGACAACGATGCGTATGAAGTACTAAACGGTCCTGAAAGGATGCTAGTGTGTACGATCGGGGTTATATTGTTGAAATCCCCACCGAAGTAAATGTAGTACTTGAGGTTCGTACCCACGCCAATGTAGGTAGCGCCAGCTCCAAGATCCCCGTCCAACCATACCCAAAGATCACGGCAAACGCCTTGAAACTGAGCGCCAGATAATTGAGCCCACCCACCAATCTTCTCAGGGAAACCTGAACGGAACCTGATCTTATCTCCGTCGTACCAACCACCTTCGTTTGAGTAGTCAGTACCTTCTCGGTTTAGCCCCGCTCGAAACTGGAGTTTTTGAAGCACTATTGGTCTCCTTACGGAAGCTTGGCAATTTGAAAGTGCATCCCATCTGGTTTAGACCATGTACCGCCCCAGTCAAGTCCGGCATCGGTAAAGCACTTCACAAGTTCTGGTGACATAGTAGGCTTTTTCCCAAAACCATTCCATGCTGCATTAAAGTCGATCGCCAAACCCCACGAATGCAGAGACATTGACGTAGCGCCGCGCTTCTTGCGGATGTTAAAACATCCATCCCAAGTCTTGACCTGCGAGGCAAGACCACGTTCATTCACATTCTTAAATGCCACTTCGAGAAGCGGCTTTAAATCCTTGTTACAGTAAACCCTCTTAGGGATAGCGCCATGTTCGCAACATGCTGGTACATCCCAAACGATCATGAACTTACCTTCATTCGTAGAAGGGTCGCCATAACGCGCAAAGCACTCTTTAGATGTAACCACGTTAGTTATACCTAATCATGTAGTACACGCCGGTTATAGGGTTAGGTATATTGGGTAAGTTGAACGTAGTAGACCCATCTCCAGAACCAAAAGTAATGCCTATCAAGGCAAACAAGTTCGAATAAGCCCCACGCGATATAGCTTGCCCGTTACATAACAAAAATCCAGCGGGTAATGAACTACTAGGGTACGCCATAATACAGCCAATAGGAACAATATTGGTAGACCCAATAACTGTAACGTCTCCGACAACGTTAAAGTCCCCGATAACTTCAGAGTTTCCCGCTACGTAAGAATTTCCTGTTACTTCTAGATTGCCTAGAACCGCAAAATCCCCAGAACTACACGTAGATCCGGAAAAGAAATCTGTGCCATCACCGTAAATAACCGTGGCGTACCCGTTAGGTATAGTTACTATGGCCCCTCCAGACCCACCAAACGTAATATCATGTCCACCAACCGTGTTGTTAGCAACGATGTAAATTTTAGGCTCCATAGGAGCTATGATCTGATAAGTACTTGATATCGTACCCGACGCTACTATAACCATGTTTCTGGCTTCGTCAGAAGCACCGGAAAGATTCGTAAGCGTGTGGTTGGCGTTTGTCATGGTGATGTACTGCACCCCGGCAACCGCCTGTTCAATAAGAGTCCAGTTGGTATTTGTAGTAGTACCCCATGTACCAGATTGGTCACCATTACCCATCTCTGTGATTCGCAGGCTAGGCGTGTAAGTAGAAGTCATAGCTCACCTAATTGTTAATGATGTCTTTCCAACCCGGATCGACGATTACGTTACCACCTACAAACCCACTAAACGGAATGGCACCAAATGCAGCGCCACCAAGCATTAATCCAACATCGTTACGAGGTGAGTAAATATCCGTGTTGATCGGTGTCCAACCGACAATTATAGGGTAATGAAAATATGGAATTAAGTCCTGAATAGAAACGTTTTCAGTAGTTTGCGTTGCAAATGAAGCGACGATTGCACCGTAGTCTATTACATTTAAATTTTCTGACTTAGTTACCTTATACCCTATGTTTACCGTAACGCTATCCGTAGCAATGCTATTTTCTGTAATGGGTATTTTGTATGCAGTTATTTCAGACGTAGAATAGGCGGTAGCAAAATTTTCCGTTATAAAGAACGCATATCCTTCTTCTTCGTAACTAGAATTGTCTAGTAAAATATTCTCACTAATACTTACCGCAAACCCTTCACCTGCAACATTATTGTTATCCGCAACAATATTCTCGGTTAACCCACTAACAAAACCAGCGACTACAGAAAGAATGTCTTCTTCAGACGTATTCTCAGTAACGTTAAACGAATAGCCAATCGAACCTGAGCTAAAGTCTGCTACATCAGTAGCGTCCGTTACATCAAGTAGATAATCAGTAAGCTGAGTATTGTACTCGTCAGAGGTAAAGTCTTCCGTAACACTAACGCCGTAGGAGGTAATTTCTAAATTAGCGTTGTCTACAGAAAAATCCTCATATACATACGCTACTAACTGAGTAGATGTTTCTCGTATGTCTACTGATTCAAAATCATCAGTAACGCTTATTATATAAGCTATACCGATAGTGCTGGGAGAATCAGCCTCTACATTTTCCGTAATGGAAGACTGGAAAGCGTAAGTAGCAGATAAAGAAGACGCCGAAGTAAAACCATCAGTAAAGCTAGCTGTAAAGACTAACCCGCCTACTGGCGTAGCAGCTAAACCGGTATTTTCAGATACCGCTAAAGTGTAGATAGCCGAAGCAAGGGAACCAAACGGGGCTTGAGAAAGCGCGGATAAACCAAGCATAGTTAACCTCTAGCCCCTTTTTAATTAGCCTTTCTTGATTACATAAATCAAACCAAACACGCTAGCACCGACTTCGGCTACCTTATCAGCGATCTCAGGATTAAGAGACGAGCTGACAGCAGTAGCAATCACTGTAAATCCTTGCCAAGTAGATGGTTCTTTTAGTCTATCTAATGCCCAAGACAGAAATAGTTTCATGTTGACCTCGTTATGGAGCTGGCCGCCAATCCGGTAACGGCTCAGTAGGCCACGGATCTACTAACGTAGAAGGTGGATTAACTGCGATAGCTCTTATTGCCGACCTATATGTCAAAAAAGCGTCCTGATTTGCCAAGTAAGGATTGGAATAAACCGGATTAGAAATATCCACAGTAGCGGCCCAATCAGTTAATTGTAGGCGATTTATAGCCTCACCATTATTTTGATCTCTAATTTGTTCAGGAGTAAAGGGTGGAGGTGGTGGCGGATTTGCCGCTTCATTCCATGCGATTTCGGCATTTAAAGCCCAATCGGGAAGTACATCGATGTTTTCATTGGGCGTATCGTCCTTATACTCAATGTTACCGTATGTTTCGTACCATTGGAGTGCATGCACATTCTCGGGTGTACCCTGCCAAGTAAGGCCGGAATAACAAACCCCATTTTCATAAACAGCGCCATCAGGAACTATAATAGTAAGTTTCATTTGGATGCCTCAATAAATTTGATATCAGGATTAACTTCCTGAACGGTGGCTAACAAAATCTGTTGGCTCATTTCGTTAGCCTTTACCATTTCATTTCTAAATGATTCCACCGCAGCGCCAGTTTGTCTTTGCATACCAGAATTTTCTATCAGCAGACGCGGCATAAGCTTCATACTGCATTCCCAATGGTCAATATCATCGCCTGTATTTATGTCATAACCTCTGACATAAGAATACCAAGCGCAACGATAAATCTTTCCGTCCTTAGCTTCTTCGCATTTAGCTCCTAATGGGCAGAACGTTTCTACAGATAAAGAAGCCATTAGTCTTTAGAGCACATAATGTTGTCGAGATACTTAACC